AATTAGTATATTAGTGCTATGGCTAGTTATGATAATATTATTAATGAGTTTGAAACCGTATCTAATGCTTTTGCATCGGTTGATAACTTCATATACAATAGGGTTAGCGCAATCAATGGATTACAAGGTAACAAGGGTTATCCTGCTATTTTGGTTGTTTCTACTCCTAATATGGTACGAGGGAAAGTTAATAACTCTTTTCTACCTTCTAGGAAGGAATTTACATTTAATATATTCTGTTACGACCTACGTAATACAGATAGGCAAAAATCAGAAGGTTTACAAGATGGTCAGGCAAGAGTAGATACTATTTTAGATCAGTATATTGCTGAATTAATGAGTAGAAACATATCAGGATATAACGGTTTTTCTATTATTAGACAAGCTAACATAAATGGATTCTTAGCTCATGATGTACAAAATGATAAGTTAGTACAGTCTACTTATAGTATTACCGTAGAACTAGATTCTGATTGCATAGAAGGTACTTTTAACTACTAATGAAGGCTGATTATAACATAATACAAAAGATGTTAATAGTTGAGCTACAAAACGAGCTATTAAATCAAGGTCATAGGGCTAGTGGTGAGTTAATTGATTCAATGGAGGGTAGGACTATGGTTTTACCTGATTCTATTGTTATTGAGATACTAATGCAGGACTATTCAAAGTATGTTAACGATGGTAGAAGGAAGAACGCTAAGAAAGTTCCTATATCAGTATTAATAGATTGGATTGAAAGAAAAGCTTTAGCAAGTGGTGACAAGGAAAAGAAGAGTATGGCTTTTGCGATTCAACAGAAGATATTCAAAGAAGGTTCACCAACACAAGGAAGTTTTAAGTTTAGTAAGAATGGTAGACGTAAAGACTTTATAGATTTCGTTTTAGAGAATAAGTTAGACCCTATATTAACTAAGGTAGGTGATGAGGTTTTTAAAGACTTCAATGTTTTAGTTGATAAGATGGTAAAAACATTTAATAATTATAAATTTTAATTAATGGCAATAACCGTAAATACAGAACCTATTTCGCTAAACTCAGGGTTAAGCATCTCATACGCTCCTATAGTATATACTTTTGAAAGTGACAGCGTAGACATACAGTACTGTATAGTAGAGGTTTTAATAGATAATGTAAGGGTTTCAGCAAGAAGCGTACAGCCTGATTTAGGCACTACAGATGAATTTACTTTAGATATTAGCAGTGATTGCCAAAACTACCTAAGCTTTACTTTAGAAACATTAGGATCTAATGGTGTTATAAGTGGCTCAACTGGATTAAAAGAAATTAAGGTTAAGTTTTACGAGGTAAACCTAACGGATGGCTTATTGGTTACCGCTTACGATCCATCAGATCCTAACAATACTAATAACGATGCTATTTCGCAAACTTCAATAACTTATAACTGGACAGAAAACAACTTTAGTTATAATAGCTTTAGTTTTGATAACTACAATTTAACTGATAACACTAAGCTATTTTTAACTGATTCACCAAGCGTTAAGAGTATTGAACTTTTACAGAATGAGTTTATAGGTATTTTAAGATATGCAGGTGTTGCATCTAAGGCGTATAAATTAGAGGTTCTTACTTATGACTCTTCTAATGCGTTGTTAAATACAGACTATATAAATATTACAGAGTGGGATTCTGCATACATTTTAGTTCCTACTGACACTTATTTAAGTATTGCGGTGGGTACTCAAAACCTAATTAACGAGGGTATAAGCTTAACTAATGTAGATCACTATACAATACAGGTTATTAATGTAGATGGTGATGTTAGTGAGCTAAAGCGCTTTAATATAGTTGCATCTTGTGATTATGACACTAGGGTACATTGGGTTAATAAATTCGGTAAACAAGATAGTTATACTTTTAAAGGTAACAAGATTGAAGGGCTAGACTATAAATCTGATACATTTCAGAAAGCAAAAGGTATAACATACGATTCAAGTAGTAGAGGTATAAGCACTATTCAGAATGTTACAAGCAATAACTTTACAGCGTTTACAGATAGTGTAGGAAGAGACACGTACGACTTCTTAAAAGGACTGCTTACTAATAATATGGCATGGGTAGAAATAGATAATACTTACTTCCCTATTACTATAGATAATGGTAGTAAGTTAGTTTTAAACGAGCGTAATATGCCTATTCAATTTGTATTAGATTACAAGTTTTCAAACTTAAATAAAGGGCTTAGAGGATGAATCAGGTAGTTATTAGAATAATTGATACGGATAACAATGTATTAGGGGATTTAGATTTATCTAACTTTAATGATTTTCCTTTGGTGCTTAACAAAGGTATTGTAAACCTAGACAACCTTAAAGCGCGTACAGGTACATTTAGTAAGAGTTTTAAAGTGCCTAACACAAAGAACAATGCTAAGTTATTATCTAATATTGATAATATTAACAGTAGAAAAGATTATAGGGATGCTTTAAACCGTAAACCATGTGTAATAATTGTTAATAATAATCAAATTGAAGGGGGTTTTATTCAGGTTAGTAAGGTTTTTGAAGGTTTTGAGCTAGATAGCTTTGAATTAGTTTTCTTTGGTAATAACATTGACTGGGTAAAGGGTGCTAGTGAGTTAAAGGTTAATCAAATAACATGGGATAATAACGCGCAAATATATAGTGAATCAGCAATAAACAGTATAAACGCTTTAACATCTGATACTTCGGATATTTGTTATCCTTATATTTCTAGGGGTGGTAATGAATCTAGTCAAGATATTTTAGTAGAAGATTTTTACCCATCATTTTACTTAAAAAGTATTTTAACTAAAGGATTGAATGGTTTAGGGTGGAATGTAAATAGTTCTTTTTTAGAAGTTTCAAGTGTTGAAAGGTTAGCGTGTGATTTAAACCCAAACTTTACTATAGACCAGTCTGTTTTAGATGAAAGTTTTACGAGATCAGAAAGCACATCAGAAGATACTATAAATTCAGGCTTTGTAGAGCAGGTTTTTTTTGAAGATGATTCAACCCCTCCCAACTCAGATTCTAATAATAATTGGGATGTTAATAGTACTTACGAAGCACCTAATGATGGTACTTATACTTTTACTATTAACTTAATTACGGGTGATTGGTTTGAAAACTATTCATCTGTAAATTTTGACATAAAACTATGTGTAGGTACTGGTAATACTTTTCAAGTAGATACATTAGTTGTTGATAACCAAACTAAAAGCATCACTACATCAACAGATGTTACATCTTCCGTAGTTCTTACGGCTAAAATGACGGCAGGACAAAAGGCTTCTGTTTTTGTTAGTTACTTTCCTTCTTCTATAGGTGTAGGTTTTGGTAAAATTAAAGTAGGCTCTTTTGTAGAGATAATTAGAAATAGTAATCTAGTTGATGGTGATTTATTTAATCTAAGTGAAATAATACCTAGTGACATAAAGTTTATAGATGTTATAAACGATTTTACTAGAATGTTTAATATTTATTATTGGACTGATGTAAAAACTAAAACTATATACTTTGAGCCTAGAGATACTTTTTTTAAATCACAAGCAACCGCTATTAATTGGAGTGATAAACTAGATTTAAGCAAGAATTACGAAGTAGATTATGTTTCTAGTTATAAAAGAAATATAACTTTTAAGTACAAAGACTTAAATAATGATGAATGGTTAAAAGGTTGGCAAGATGTAAATAAGCGTACTTACGCTCAATATAACCATGTTTTACCTGATAGATTTGCAGAAGGTACTAATACTGTTGAATTAGGCTTATTCGCTGCTACTTATGCTCATATTGCTACAGAAGCAACCCCATTAATAAATAGTGTATTTAATTCTAATATATCACCAACAACTCTAAAAATTTGGAATGAGTATTTAGTTAACGGGAACATACCCGAAAGTAGGGTTAATAGTTATGTTCCTAAGATATTTATATTTAATAACGGTGGTCAAACATCTTTAAATGGTGTTGATAGGCAAATCAATCTATTTGGAAATCCAACTACTACTATTCCTTATGGAATATTTGAGGACTACAATAATACTACAAGTGACATTAATCTATCATTTACTGGTGATGATGGTTTATTTGCTACTTACTACTCTAATATGTTTAAAAACATTGAAGAAGGGGGTAGGTTGATAGCTTACTTTAAATTATCAAGTGTAGATATAGAAAACCTAGACTTTAGGAATCTTATCTATATCGACTCACCTAGTAAAGTAAAGGGTTATTACTTAATAGAGAGAGTTATAGATTTCAACCCTATAAAGGAAGGATTAACAAAGGTTAGTTTATTTAAGTTTGAAAACTTAGGAAGCGTACCAATAGATGAAAGTCAGCAGGGGAATAATGATAATAATGGAGATAATGGAAACAACCCACCTACATTAAACCCTATTTACGTAGAAGATGGTGGTTTTTTAATTGAGGTAGGAATAGTAGACCCTGTAACAGGTAACATTGAATTAGTTTATTTATAGTATTATGGCAGAAAAGGTAATAGCGATTAAGATAGATGTACAGGGTACAGCCGATCAAAATAAGAAATTAGTAGGATTAGAGAAGAATCTAAAACAGCTA